TATTATGTTCAAGTTCGTAGTCATGCATCGTTTTCGCAGAGGGTGGGACGACATCTGGACCATTTATGAAATGGGCATAGTTCCATTTCGGAGCGTAAGCTAATGGTCCTTGATAGGAATCAAAGAGTTTGCGGACTGTCAAAAACGTCGGGAACTCAAGATGTGAGGTCTCAAACGGAAGAGGAGTCTCAGTGTCGCCGAGGATGCGGTATTGCAGTTCGAGGTCAACTCGAGCGTCTTGTCTATAATAAGGCAAGTATGTGCAGAATACATCATAGCAGAACTGATAAAATTGGCGGTCTTGGCCACAAGAGGCGTAAACCATTCCAATTGCACGGGCGGACATAGTGTGTGGTCGTATGCCATGTTCGGGATAGCATAATTGGGCTACAAGTTTACCAATGTCACGTTTAGGGTGACCATGGTTACATTGATAACCGAGGGATTCGATTTTCGATCGTAGCGTGGTGATCACTGATTTTGTTCGGGACAAAACCATATGGTAGCGGCGGAGTGCGTAGGATTCAAGGAAAGTAATGAATTTCGTAAGAGTGGAGATAGTCCAGGGGGTAAAGCCAGAGTTATCATCACCAAGGACGAATAGAACAAGAGATTTAATCTCTGTGTCAGTTAAACCAAATTCGATCATTCCATCAACAAGAATGAAGATGTTAGCGAATGAATCGAGGTACTGCGTGTTCAGGAGTCCGGAAGGGACGCCAGCGTAGAGTCGCCAGTAGGCGAATCCATCGACGGATAAGTACACAAGGTTATTGTACCATAAGTGTAAGAAGTGGAGAAGATTATCCATCTTTTTATACATGGTATGTTCATTAAGATCGGGGTAGTGGGGGTACTCATAAGTAGGGGCATAGCCATGGGAAATTACGATTTTTCGACGAAGGAAGTCTGTGTAATAGACGTCTGTAATAGTTCGGGGTAGATGTTGATCATATCCGGACCAGTCAATAGTGAAGTAAGATAGATATTGGCGAGCGAGTTGGTCAAGGTAGCGGTTGGAGCCACGGACGGTTTCGAGGCCATACATTATACAGCAGGAGGGTTTTCGAGCTTGTACAAGGAGGGGGAAGGTTAGCATGGTTTCGATGATGAGGAAAAGGTCATCGACGGCATAAACGGGGCGTACTTTAAGGGTGCGTTCTCGTTGTGAAATATGGTTGCGAGTAAAGAGTAGGGTTGGGTAATCAAGAAAGAATTTTTCATAGGACTTAATCATGTCGAAGATTTGATCATCGGTCAAGGTTGGGTCGTCAGGGGCGTAAGCAAGGTTAAAGGGCATTCCTGTTTCTTTAATTTTGTGAACTAAAGTGCGGGCGTTTTCATAGGTTGCATTGTAAAAGTAACCTTTAGAAGTGGGACGGTCAGCGTATTGGATGGGATGCGAATACTTTGCATGGGCGCGTTGTTTGAAAGAAAACCTGTTATGATAGCCAGTGCCTGTAACTAGAGGTAGTTTAGCATATTGGGTATCAACGAAATGGATTGGGAGGAAAGGAGTCGTATCAAGAAAGTGGTCGACAAGGAGGAGGACGTGTTCTTTGCGGACTGAATCAATCGGTTCGGAGGGTTTTTGTTCTTTGTTGAAATCACGGAATGTACCATTTGTAGTACCAGCGGGACGGCAGTACTTAGCGATATATTGTTGATAAATCGGATATTTACGATGAATAAGGTGTTGTAAAGGTTCATCAATGTAAGATCCAAAATCAATATCACCAGGGAGGTAGGATTCAGCGGCATCAGTGTCGTAGTCGGGGTCTAGCGGACGTGAAGTTTCAGGATTTTCGTGAATGATATGACCAGAATGGTATTCATAAGGAACGAATTTGATACCAGATTGAGGAACACGGTTTTCAGGGAGGGTGAAACCATCAGAGAAAGGTTTGTGTAGTTCAAAAGGTTGGTGTCGGGTCTGATAATCAAGGCGGTATGCTTCAACGATAGTGGACATTTCGGCGTTTAAAATTTTAAGCGCTTCGTCATTTCGATTTTGAGCGGATACGGTTTGATAGTGACGGCGGACATCGGAATCTTGAATAAGATCTTCAGTCAACTGGGGATCGCGGCCAGTGGATTGATAGCGTTGCCATTCAAGCGTAACGCGAGATAAGCGTTCAGCGAGGTAGTTTCGTACGGAGGCGAAAGGCATTGTATGAGTAGAGCAGAGGTTTTTCTAGGACTTGTTGCTGTGGAAGTTTCAGGACTTAATTTATAGAGCTGAGG